TTACTTGATTGAAATTGAGGAGTATTTCCTTGATTATTACTTGATTGCCCCTGATTAGTATTTCCTTGATTATTACTTGATTGCCCCTGATTAGTATTTCCTTGATTATTACTTGATTGAAATTGAGGAGTATTTCCTTGATTATTACTTGATTGCCCCTGATTAGTATTTCCTTGATTATTACTTGATTGCCCCTGATTAGTATTTCCTTGATTATTATTACTTGATTGCCCTTGATTATTATTTGATTGCCCCTGATTATTACTTGATTGTATCTGATTAGTATTTCCTTGATTATTACTTGATTGCATCTGATTATTACTTGATTGCACCTGTTTAGTATTTCCTTGATTATTATTTGATTGCATTTGGTTAGTATTTCCTTGATTATTACTAGATTGCATTCCTTGTTCTTGAAATGGTTGTTCTTGAAATGGCTGTTCTTGAAATGGTTTTTCTTGATATGGCTGTACTTGATTAATATTTACTTTATTAGTATTTTTAGGTGATAATATATAATTATTTTCTTTGGAAAAAATATCTATTAAATTCTTATTTATATCTTCTAAATTATTTTTTTCCGTAGAATCTGGTTGATCTTTCAAATATGGCGGATATTTATAATACGGTTTATCTGCAGATTCTAAGGGGGTATATTTTTTATTATTATACGATGAGGAAAAAGATAACATAAATTTAGCAAACTTTGATAAATTTTCTGTTAATAAAGATGAATCTAAATTTATTAATCTAATAATAAAATGTTTAATTGCTAAATAAGAATCAGGGCTTATGTTACTTAAAATTAATAATATTATTGTAAGATATACACCAGACATTATTATAGTCCAACTCATATTCATTAACTGTGATGATATTAAAAATAAAAAAAATATCAGTAATATTAGATTTTTATCCATTAACTAACATTACAAAAAAAATCTCATTAATAATATATATGGATTTTAATCAGAAATATTTGAAATATAAGTCTAAATATTTAAAATTAAAAAACTTTCAAAATAATATTAATCAATCTGGGGGTGGATTAGAAAAAAAAGAAATATATTTATTTAAAGCTGAATGGTGCCCACACTGTGTTTCTTTTAAAAAGACTTGGCAAAGTTTACAAGATAAATTAAAAGATAAATATACCTTTATTACTTTTGATTCTGATAAAGATAAAGCTTCAATTGAAAAATGGAAAATTGGAGGCTTTCCTACTATTATTAAAAGAGTAGGAAATACTATGAAAGAATACGTTGGACCTAGAGATGAAGAAAGTGTTAAGACTTTTATCGAATCTGCTAATTAGAAAATATTTCTATAAATTCATCTGTCTCAGATAATCTACTAATATCTGATAGAGTTTTACTTCCAAAACTTTTTTTAATAGATAAATCTTTCAATTTTGAATATATTTCATCATTGTTTACCGATTTTTTTAAATTATCAATAGCTTCCAAAGAAGATATCATTTTATTATTGGTATCTTTAATTAAATTAATATCAGGACTATTCTTTCCTAACTTTGTCATTGAAGATGTAAATTCTTTAACCTTTTTATTTTTAATCATATCAATTTCTTTTAATAATTTTCTTTTATCTTTTAATACCCAAGTTTTTCTATTCTTCTTTAACAATGGAACTTCATTTTGAACTGATAATAACATTATTCCTTGGGTTTTTTCATCTTTATATAAATTATTAATTATTGGTTCATCAACCCCTTTGTACATATCTACAATTCGTGCTTTGAAATTTTCATTATCCATTTATTATTATCAAGAAATAATTTTAATACTTTTTAATTCTTAAACGCTTATTTTATATCTGTTATAATTCTTAATTTTTTTAAATGATTCATAATTTCTGTTTTCTTATTTTTTTGTAAATTCTTCTCGGCTTCCTCTTTTTTAATAACTGATTCTGAATTCTTTTTCATTTCCTCAAAATTTTCTATACGTTTTTCTATAATCAAGTCTTTGGGTAGTGTTTTTAACTTTACGGGTTTCAAATCATTCTCTTGTTTGTTTCTCTCTGATAATTTATCAGATAATACTCTTTTTGTATTCTCTACTGGTTGGTCAACTTTCAACTTTAAATCTTTTCCGTTCGTAATTTTTGCAGGCACAACATTAGTAATTCCATTGTATAAAACTTTACTTTCTTTAAAATCAGTTTTCTTTCTCTCACTATTTTTTTTTGTTAAACCAGAGATAACATCGGGATTGAATTTGTCTTTCTTATTTTTAAAAAATATATTATTTTCCATTAAATTAATATAATAAAATATATTTTTTTAAACTAACTTAAGATAATGATAAATCTAGTTTTAATAATAATAATATTATTATTGCTTTTCTATCCACTTTTTAAAATTATTGAAACATTTACAAATATCGATTATATTAAAACTTTTACTAAAGAAATTTCTATTTATAGACCAGTTGGTTCTCCTGAATTAGAATCTGTTAAAAATAAAGTTTTAAGTGAAATGAAAAATATAGGACTATCAACTACAGTTCAATCCTTTAAAAGAACAATAAATAATAAAGAATATTCTTTCTCAAACTTAATTGGTGTAAATCCTAATGCTAATAAAAAATATATTTTATTAGGAGTTCATATTGATTCACCTCAAAATCCTAAATGTGAATGTACAACTGATGCGGTCACTGGTATTTCTATTGCTCTAGAACTAGCTAAAAATTTAATAAAAGAAAATAAGAATTATCCAATAATGTTAGTTTTCTTTGATGGCGAAGAAGCAATTGATGGACCCTGGACTTCTTCCAATTCTTTATCTGGTTCTAGTTATTTCGTAGATAATTATGATACTAATTTAATAGATAAAGTTTATATCTTTGATTTAATTGGTGGTGACTTTAATCAAAATAAAATTGCTGGATTTAGTAATAATAAAGCAACAGCTTCTGACTTAATGAAGTTAGCTAAAATTAATGAAAACTATAACCAAAAAATCTTTCAACACCCTAATGATTATACTTCAGATAAAGAAATTCAAGATGATCATGTTCCCTTTGTTAATAAAAATATTTATGCATTAAACTTAATTCCTTATAACTTTCCAAATAACCACCACACTTTAAATGATAATTATGAAAATGTAAATTGGAAATATGTAGAAATATTTTATAGTGTTTTATTTGAATTTTTACGAACTATATAAAAAGAAATACTTTATATATATTATAAATGACTGATTTATACAATATATTACAGATTAAACCAAATGCTTCTGAAAAAGAAATTAAAAAAGCATATTACAATTTATCAAAAAAATATCATCCAGATAAAAATTCTGATGCTGATTCTTGTAGAAAATTCCAAGAAATAAATTCAGCGTATAATATTTTAATAGATGATAAAACAAGAAAAAACTATATACAATTGAATCAAAATCAAAAGAGTCAATTTCAAACAATGTTAGAAAGTATCTTTGCTAAAAAATTTAATTTATCAGAATTAAAGAACTTTGGAGTTTCATTTAGTAAAGATGATTGGGGATACTTGGAAACAAATTATATGAATATAATAAATTCATTAAACTTTAAAGAATTATTCGAATTACTGACTAAAGGAATTATACCCAGGAAAAAGGAAATGAATAGTTTCTTATGCTCTGAATCAGATGTTAATTATTGGGATGATACTCAAGCCGATTATTATTATGACCTTCCTATTTACTTTCAAGTAACTAACAAAATAGATATTAAATTAGTTTTGGACATAACTTTGAATGTATTAATAGAAGAAACAAAAAAGAAAATAAAGATTAAAAGAAGATTAGAAGAGAATGATTTAAGCACCACTTATTTATTTAAAATAGATAAACCATTTATAATTTTTTATGGAGGGGGTGATATGCAAAATGGTGATTATGGTAATTTGATAATTCAATTACAATTACCAAAGAATTTTTATTGGAAAGAAAACTTTATTATTTATGAATATACTATAACTCTTTATCAAATGGTTTATGGACTTGATATAGAATTAGATTTAGGGGGCGATTTGAAAATAGAATATAAAAATTATGTTCCAAGTAGAGATGGCTTTTTGATTAATGTAGATAAATTAAATATTAAAAATCATTTGTTTGCAATTAAACTAGTTATGGGTTATGAACATACGGATGAGAAGGAGGAAATTCTGAGATCTATTTTCAATTAAATAACAAAAAATTTCAATTTAATAATAAATGTTGACTATAATACTTTAACACCATAAATCTTCCTTCGTCATAAGTATATTTATTATAACCTGGAATATCTTCCCAATACATTGCCTTAACCTCACTCCAATTTGCATAGGTTGAAAAATCAATATTATAATCAGCGAGAATATCAATTAACATTCCTCTAATTTCATAACCACCGCAAGTTATTTCATCTTCAAAATGAGACATACCACAATTATCAAATACTCTATCAAATAAAATATTTGGATTTATAATGGCACCTTTTGCTAAAAACAAATCAATAACTTTTGGAATATATTCTTTTACCTCTTTAGCATATCTAGAGCCATCAATTAAAGATTTCATAAATCCATCAATACCATCTTGTGGATTCAAACCATTTTTCAATAAATCAGTCATAATTTCTATATCAGTTATAAAACCATATTCGGATGTTTTTTCATAATATTTGGGATATATCATATTATAACTAGTAGTACATAAACATTCTGTCAATGCTGCATAATAATCTTCCCAAGTTGAAAAGGGATAATCTTTCATTAATCTAATAAATAATATTTTTTTAGAATAAATCTATTTTTTACATATCTATTTCTATATCTTTAATCTCTTTATTATTTATAATTTTTTCACGATTATTATACAATATAAGTTTAATTTCTTCTTTCTTTAGATTTTTTAATATGTCTTCTTCATTCGTCATTCTGTCTATAAACAATTTAATCTGGTCGGCTCTAACTGGATCCATTTTATATTGCATATCTTCATAAAAACTTTCTATATCATACATACGAGATTCTAATATATCATTTAATAATTCATTTTTGTTAACAGCTATAAATTTATTGTTCTTTTCATCAAATTTATAACCGAAACTACTTTGTAAATTTGTAATATAAACATTTTTGAATTGTTTGAATTTATCTGAAATATGAACTAACTCTACTAAATCATTAAGACTCATTGCTTGACGATTTAATATTTTTAATTTTTGATTATCTGTTAATACATTGTTTAAATCTTCGTTACCTAATTGAACGATGTTGATGTTGTTTATAATTCCGTTATTAGTATTATTATTATTATTATTATTATTTAGTTGTGTATTTATTTTATTTAATGTTTTTGGATGAATTTTTAAAGCCTTCTGTAAAAGATTCATCATTTCATCAATCTTGATTTTCATTTCAGAATTTTCCTTCTTAATTTCCAAAAGGTTTGTCTGGTCAATCTTTTTAGTTTTACATTTCTGGGTGTGTTTCCATAAACTATGTCTATTAGAGTAATTTTTTTTACAAATTTTACAGTTGTATTCAGATACATTTTCACCTTGGAACACTGCTGGAACACCGTGGTCTTTCTTTGGAACACAATTGATAACATTTTTAACTTCGTGAAATTTCTTGTAGTGATTACTACGAGACTGACTTGAGGAATACTCTTTATTACAATGCTTACAAACGAACTTACATTCAGATGACATATATATATATTATAAATTAGATATTATTTTCTTAAATGATTTTTTTAATATTATAAAAGTTACAGTTATCAATTACGTCATTTTTATTTTAGCGAGAGAGAGATTTTATATAAATTAAAAGTTTTTTGAAAAATGTTTTTATAAAATAGAAAGTTTATAAATAAAATCTCCCTTTTTATAAATGGCAAAATTTACCGATTTTACAAAAAAATACTTGAAAACCTTTTTTAATATGAGAGGTAATGAAGTCCTACCCGGTTTAAAAGAGTTAAGGAAAGAAGTATGTAAAAATTATAATAAGAATTTAAAATATGATATTGAAGAATATCATATTCCAATTGAAAAAATAAAGAAATTAATTGATACTGAATGGGTTGACCAAGAAGTGATAAATAATTTAGGCGATTTAAAAGTAAATTATAAGATAAGCTGGACTTATAAAGATATAAATCACAAAATCTATTATAAATCCTCGAGAGATATTAAGGATAGATTAGTTTATTTATTGAATGTTTTGAATAGTATGTATGATAAGAAAGAGATAAAAGAAAATAGACCAATTACTATGTATTTAATCTTAACACATTTGAAAAAGCAACCTCCAACATCTAGTATTGTAGGAGTTAAAAACGTTAACAGTGGTTATACAGATTTCTCCACTAATGAAATATTAGTATGGAGAGAAGAAGAATTTGAAAAGGTAATCTTTCACGAAATGATTCATTATATGGATTTAGATGTTAGAAATATGGCTTTTGATGATAAGGAATTACCTCATCACATTGATGGACCAAAAAGTTATTTTGAAGCGTTCACTGACATTTGGGGAAATATTTTTTATTTTATTTATCTATCAATTATAACAAATAAATCTGCAAATAGTTTATTCCAAATAGAATATCAATTTATGAAAAATCAAGCAAATCTTTTTAACAAAATATTTAATTTAAAAGATTGGAAGAACAAAAAAACAATAAAACAAAATACACCAGCATTCACATATTATATATTAAAATTTTTAATTTATAAAGAAATAATTAAATCAGGCACTTTGGATATTTTAAACAATCCAAGGGACTTATTGATTAAGATATTAAGTAGTGATTTTAAAGAAGAGCAGTTTGTTAATTTAAATTCAACAAGGATGACTTTGATACAACTTGAATGATTTACAAATTAACCGTTGTCTCGGTAGGCTTCTCTGCATCAACCATCTCCTTGATGAAAGTCATAAATCTCTTTTGCTCGATTACATGACCCACATCCTTCTTAAAAATCTTAGCTGATTCCTTATCAAGAGTTGTGTTTTGTCCATCCTTCAACTTTCTCTTGATAAACTCATCACTCAAAGCCTTCATCATTTGAGGATAGTTCATTGTAGAATCAGCGGCAAGCTTGCAAAATGCTACGATTGGCTTTGGTACCTGCATCACACGATTGAAACCACCAGTAGGGTTTCCATTGTGCTTGGTAGTCTTATTCTTCAGCGCCTTGTTCATATCATCCTCGTGACACTTGGAAAGTAGAGCCATCACCTTCTCTCTGTTCTTGTTCAAGTCATCCTTCTTCTTGTTCAAAGAGTTTAGAGTCTTCAAAGTAACGTCGCAGTCAACAGTAATCTTCTTCAAATCCTCAGTCAACTTATCATACTCCTCTATAAAATCAGTGAAAGTCTTCTTTGGCTTCTTCTCCTTAGGTTGCTTGGTTTCCTTTGCATCCCCAGCCTCTTCCTCTTCAGCATCATCCTCTTCGTCCTCATCATCATCCTCCTCCTCTTCCTCGTCATCATCATCATTATTCTCATCTATAACAACTACTTTAACTTCATCCTTCTTATTAGATTTCTTAGTGGCAGGTGCTGGTGCAGCAGCAGCTTTTGTGGGTGTAGGTGCAGGCTTCTTAGATTCAACTTCCTTGACAGGAGTCTTCTTATTATCCGTATTATTACTAGTTTTTGGGGGCATTAATATATGTATTTTCGAGTTTAATGGGTCATTTAATCAATTTTTTTTAATGTATTGATTAAATAGCATTTGTATTAGTCAAAAGATACCAATATATTAATAGTCTGTTTATTATCCTTCATAGGATTAATAATTAAGGGCTTTTTATATATTTCTATCTGATTCTTATCTTTTTTCTTATAATTATTATTATATATCTTTTTTATTATTTTAGCATCCTTTTTATTCTTTTTATTCATATCGTCATAAACATCGTTCTTTTTCTCTAATAAAAAATCAAAGATTTTCTTTGATATAAACCACTTGAAAAAGTTCAATTGGCCAATAGTTGTAATAATACATGTATTATTCATAAAAAAAGGTATCCTATCTCCTCTGCTAAATGGGTCAAAATATGTTTTTTGATAATGTTTCAATTGATTTTTGTAATCATAATGAACATTAAAGTTTATTTCTTTTTCTTCTTCATTTAATTTATATGTGCATTTATTAAATTTAGAATATTTTGTTACAAAGTGATCAATTAATCTTATTGATATTTCACAATTACCTGAAATAATATTTATAAATTTATCTGCATTTTTCTCGTTGTCATAAAAATCTTCATTTCCTTTGAGTCTAACTAATTCTTGGGAACTTAATTGAATGATTTTTAAAATTTCTCTATTATCTCTTCTAGATTCAGATAATATTTCAGTGTCGCAAGCGGACATGTATATCTATCAATATTAAAAATTCTTTATAATATTTTCCTCATTTTTTCTAAGTATTTTTCTTCATCAGAAGAATCAGATAAAATAATTTTATCTTCGTCACTAGATATTGTTGTTTCTTCCGCATTAGTATTTGATTCTTTTAATGGAGAATATGTTGGTTCTGCAACAAATGTAGATTCTTGTACAATATGTTCTATTTCTTGTATAACAGGCGCAGATTCTTGTACAACAGGTGCAGATTCTTGTACAACAGGTGCAGATTCTTGTACAACAGGTGCAGATTCTTGTACAACAGGTTCTATAATTAATGGTATATTTTGTGCAATTGATTCTTCCGTAGAACCCTCTACAACTGGCTTTTCAGAACTACTACTTGATTTTAATAAATCTTCATCATTATCAGAATTACTATTACTACTAGAAGTTGATGATACTTCTTCTCCTATTTTCTCCATTATTTTAACTTGACTAGATGTTAATTCATTATCATTATTACGTTTAGTTACTTGTTTCATAAATATACTACTTAATTCGCTATCAGGTACATCCATTTCATCTTTATCTGAATCAGAATCTTCAAGTAATGTATAATTGTATTTGCTTGCTTGTTTATCTTTGAATGATAAAATAATAGGTCTTAAAAATAAAGAAAAGGTATTACTTTGATGATTAATAACTAAAGCATATACTTCTAATAACATCTTACACCAATAATTAACAGGAATATCTTGAACATTAATCCTATTCTTATTTTCTATTTGTAACATTGTTTCAAAATCTACATTTTTTATTACTTTAATCTTAAGCATTCCGTCGGGAAAACTATCAGAGTCTTTAATAATTCTTTTATATTTAATTGAATCTTTAATACCATCAAACCATAATGTTGAATTATATTTTGCATCATTGATAATTTTATCGTCAAGATCTTCAAAAAATTTGTTTAATAATTTAGCTTTATCTTTTTCTTGTGTAATTAAAGGAATTTCTAATTCGTGATAGTCATTAGATACTTTGGTAGGTTGATTAATATTTAATAAGCTTGGACATTGAATTACTAATGGTTTTATTTTTTTATTATCTTCATATTTAATAAAAACTAATTTTTTTGTTTCGGTAGTTTTTACTTTTGTATAAACAATATTTTCTAGGATTATTTGATGAATTCTATAGGGTTCTTGGTAATTCATATAATATAATATAAATTAATCACCTTTAAATCAAAATTTAAGCATTAGCAGTCTTGCCCTTTCCCTTTGGAGCTGCCTTCTTTGGTGCAGGCTTTGGCTTTTCAACAACTTCCTCCTCTTCATCATCTTCCTCCTCAACTACTACCTTCTTGGCTTGCTTTTTAGGCTTCTCGACAATTTTCTCCTCCTCCTCTTCATCGTCATTGTCATCGTCGTCGGACTCAATTTGTTGAACCTTCTTAGTAATCTTGGTTTCAACTTTAGGAACAGGCTTGGCTACAATTTCCTCGTCCTCCTCATCATCATCTTCCTCCACTTCAATCTTTGCAATTGGCTTGGCAGTCTTAGCAGTGGTTGGCTTCTCCTCACTATCACTATCCAAGAATTCATCAGAGACCTTGAGCTCCTTCAAAGAAGCACCAGACTTGGGAGAAGGATCAACTTCAGCCTTGATTGCCTTCAAAGTTACACCGTACTCAGGACTCTTCTTGGTAGGTTGGTGGGCCCATAATTTTATAATAGCCACAACAAATTTAACTTTAGATTTATATGAGAGAGCTTTCTCCTTAACATCAGTCATTGTTTTAATGTTATCCAAAGGAATACGCTTCTTCTCTCCATCAACCATTGTTGGCTTGAAAAAAGTAGTATCCACTTCACCGGTATCATAATCAACACTAATTTTAACCTTTACAGAAGGAATAGTAATCTTTGGCTTTCCACTCTTTGTTTTCTCACCAGGTTTAACATCAGGAACTTTTACACAAGGAGACAACTTATACTTGTCTGCCTTATCTCCAAAATATTTCTCTTTAAATTCAGGCGAGCTCAAATGTTCATCTAGGCTTTTCAATACTTCAAGCAAATCAGCACTCTCCTTAACATCAGGGTCCAAAGGAAGTTGACAATACTCACGGTCCTTATCAGTCTCGTGAAAATCATCAATATTTGGAACTCCATAAAAATCAAGCGCAATATTAGGAAATTGCATAATTAGTTTTCCGCCATTATAAATAGGGTAAGCAGTTAGTTGACCATAAGAATTCTTGTTAGTTTCCAGCTTGGAAAAAGACAATAGGTCCAGGTCTAGTTCAGATGGCTTAATTACCATTTCAGTAGTTTTCTTTTGAGATTTTGACATTAATATACTGAAAATGTTTGCCAATGTATAATTAAATCAATTTTTTTATATCTATTAATAAGAACCAAATTATATTTAAAGATTATAAGTTTTATATATAATATGGAGAAACAAGCATCTTTTGAAGGACTAAACTTAAGTGAGAATTTATTAAAAGGGGTATATTTATATGGTTTTACAAAGCCCTCATCAATACAAATGAATGGAATAGAATCTATTAATTCAGGCAAGGATTGTTTATTGCAGTCCCAATCTGGAACTGGAAAAACAGCTACTTATTTACTAGGTGTTTTGAATAGATTAGAAGAAACAGACAAACAACAATCTTTAATTATTACACCTACAAGGGAATTGTGTGACCAAGTATATAATGTTGCTATTGCATTATCAAAATTTACAAAACTTACTGTTGAAAAATGTATAGGAGGAACTAGTATTGGTGATACTAAAGAAAAACTAAAAAGAGCTAATTTAATTATTGGAACTTTGGGTAGGGTTCACCATATGTGTATGGAAAAAACGATTCACTTACATTCAATGAAAATTTTAGTTATGGATGAAGCAGATGAATTATTGTCAGATGGTATAACTGAAAAGTTAAATTATGTATTAGATAAAATTCCAACTGGAATTCAAACTATTTTAATTTCAGCAACAATGAATATGAATGTTTTTAATTTGAGTAAAAGAATTCTTCATGACCCTACAAAAATTTTATTGAAAAATTATGAAGTAGTAGTTGAATTAATTAGTCAATTTTATTTGGATGTAGAGAAAGAGGATTTGAAATTTGAAACTCTACTTGATTTGTATAATTTATTATCTGCATCACAAGTTATTATTTTCTGTAATACTGTAAAAACTGTTGATTGGTTGAAAGAAAATTTGGAAAAGAATAATTTTACAATTACTTGCATTCATAGTAAAATGTCACAAGAGGAAAGAGATAATACAATGAAAGATTTCAGAGATGGTAAAACTAGATTACTTCTAACAACTGATATTTTATCAAGAGGTATTGATATTCCTCAAGTAAATTTGGTAGTTAATTATGATTTGCCACAAAATAAAGAAACTTATATTCACAGAATTGGAAGATGTGGTAGATTTGGTAAAAAAGGAGTTTCTATTTCAATGGTAAAGTCAGAAGACCCTTCAGATATGAAAACATTAGAAATGATGAAACAAAAATATAAAATTGCAATTAAAGAAATGCCTTCTGATATAGAAAAGTATTTAAACTAAGTTTACAATTTATATTAATATTATTAATATTAATATGAATATAGCTATATTTAACGGTTTTAAATTTCATTATGAAATGTTTGGATATATCATTGATTATTGTAAAACAAAATCTTATAATTTAGATATTTATACCCCTACATCTTTTGATTTAGGGTGGTTGGATTTTTATAAAAAAATATTTACAATTAATATAATTGATAGTAATAATTTCCCATATGAAAAAAATAATTATAATAAAATTATTTTAGCAACAGATGATGATAAAGTATTTTTAAATAAAGGTTCTCATCTGGATAAAACAATTTGTATAGATCATTACACTGGATTAAGAAATAAATCTATTAGAATTCATATTGGTACTAGATTTTTTACTACTAGACCAGAATTAGATTGGATTTTACCAGTTTATAGATTAATAAAAGTAGAAGATAAAATTAAAAATTCTACTATTGTTTGTATTGGTCGATTTATTCCAATAAATTTTACTAATTTTAATAACTTTAAAAATAATAATTTTATTTTAATTAATAGAAGTATTAATTCAAGAAACTATGAAAAATACGATAATATTACTTGTTATTCGCAAATGAATACAAGTCATATGATTGATATATTAAAAACAGCATCTTATGTTTTAGTAACTGATATTAATAAAGATCATATTGATAAAAGTATGAGTGCTTCAATTCCATTAGCACTTAACTGTTTATGCACTCTAATTTTACCAAAGAAAATGAATGATATTTATAAATTTAAATCAGCAATAACTTATGAAGATAAAATAAATTTAATTGAACCAAATATTGAATTAGTAAATGAAGATTTAGATGATTTATTAAAACATAGAGATTCTATTTTTGATAAATATTTGCTTACTCAGACGGCATAAAAAAGTTAGCTTGATTAATACCATATTTTATTATATCTTTCAATATAGAATCCTCTTCCAATGGAGTGAATGTGACACGACCACCAGATTCATCCGCAGTATATTCCGAATTTTCTAATTTGCCTGTATCCAAATACAAATCAAAGGCGCCTGTTCCTCCTGGAATTACTTTACCTAACATTACATTTGATGAGACTGATTTCATTGTATCTCTTTCATTAAAGATAGATGCATTTACAAAATGATCCATAGTTTGTTCAAAAGATGCTTTTGCAAATGGGTCTGAATCTAATTTACTTAGACCGTGTCTGTCAATAGAAGTAATATCACCATTGTGAGTCATCATATCAACCAATAGAGACAAGTGAGTTTGATTTAATTTATCTCCCAACACATCCATATATTCTTTAATCAATATTTGACGGGTGCCTTCAATTCCATAATTTCTATAAACAGTATAAATATCATTCACTCTTGTTCTAGTATTATTAATTCCTTTCATATATTTAATCTTTTCTAAATTGATACCAGTAGTAGTTACCACAAACTCCTTTTCTACTTTAACTTCTCCAGTGCTTTCATCAAAATTAATTACACGTTGTTCTTCCATATTAATATCTCTAATACCATCAATACCCTTCAATGTAATATCATTCAACACAATATTCAAAAAGTCAACTAGAATTTGGTAATTGAATGAAGACATTGAAAATCTAACGTGGATAATTTGTTCTTTATCAGCTGTACTATTACTTAGAATTGCACATCTGCTAATTTTATTAAAAATATCTTTATCATTTTTCTTCATTGTTTTGATATTTGTAAAATTCTTGTACCAGTAGGAAATAAATTTAGTCTTGATATCCAATAAGGTAGTTTCTTTATCTAACATCTTTTCTAAGTTTAGTTTAATTCTAAATACAAATGGTAAAGAAGTTAGTTCTGCTTTTTGATTATTTACAAAGAATGGTGTAGATACATTATCATTCTTTAATATTTTTTCAGTTCCAACATCGTAATAAATACTTGCACTATCAATCAAATTTTTAATAGACAAAAACTTGAAATAAGATGCAATTCTATTTACTGCATTCCTATCACTTCTAATTTCATTATTAAAGTAGACCATAATTTGAGGTGTCTTGATGTCTTTGGACAATGATAACAACTCAAGAATACGTGGCACTCCTGAAACTGCTCCTGATTTAGATGCCACTCCTGCAAAGTGTTTAGTGTTCAAGTTCAATTGGGTAGTAGGTTCACCAATTGATTGAGCTGCTAAGATACCAACCATTTCACCAGGTTCAGCAATACTTTTGATAAAATGAGTTTTAATATCAGCCCAGATTTTATTAAGCTTTTCCTTATTTAAACCATAATCAAAAATACATTTATTAGGAGATAGATATTCATGTAAAGCTACTTCTAATATGAATTTTAATGATCTATCATCTTTAATAAATCTTTCATTGCCTTTGTTAGCAATTTGTAACAATCTAATGTCAGGTGATTCTAAAAATGCATTGATTGAATCCAAAATGTCTTGAGGCTTCAAATCTAAACATTCGGTTTTGTTAGAATAATCTTGAGTTAATCTAAAAAGATTCACAGGCAACATAAACTTTTCCTCCATAGTTTTAAAGTTCATTAATGCTTTCATTTGAATTTGTCTCATTTCATTTCTGTATTGTTCAAGTTTATCCAAATACTTTCTATTAAAATCCTTTACGTTAGATATTTTATGTTTCTTTTCTAGTTTCTTAATTTGTTCAGGTGTAAACCCAAAGACAGATTCTAGTTTTTTATTATCCATTTCAATGATATTTAATTTGATTTCAGTTTGACTTGCTTGGTTAATACCATTTTCTCCGTATACATATTGAATTACTACACCTCGAGAATTTCTATTTGTTCCGTCATATTTAATACTCAAGTCTTCCAAACCTTTGATGAGTTTTCGTTGTAAATATCCAGTTTGAGCCGTTTTGATCGCGGTATCTATCAACCCTTCACGACCCGCAGTACTAAAAATGAAAGCTTCATATCCCTTTAATCCGTCCAATAGTGAAGACCGAGTAAACCCTCTAGCTTCAGGAGTATCATCATCTTTATGAAAGTAAAACATTGTTCTTCCTTCAACCTTTTTCATCATACGTTTACCCTCAATAGATTGTTGTCCAATACAAGCAGTCATTTGCTGCAAGTTAGTTTCTGTTCCTTTAGCACCTGAAGATACCAAAGCCCAGAAAAGATTGGACACATTCAAGTTCTTTTTAATTGTTCCACCAACATCATTACCAACCACTGACATTTTAGCATTCAAGTCGGCTTCAATAATAGCAGGTGAAATTTGGTCAATATCATTTTCATATTGAGTCAAAGTATATTTATTTTCTAATACAGTATTATCAATCAATTTCTTAATTTTATTCTCAAAATCTTTATCCAAGAAGGAATCCTTAAAACTAATAGTCATACCTCTTTGCATCAAGAAATTCAATATTAACTTTTGAGCATCATCAATAAATTGTCTGGTCTTATTAGGTCCAAACTTATCCCAAATAAAATGAATGATTGAATTCTTTGCAGTAGACAAAGATGATTTATCTAATAGGCCTGTTAATAATTGGCCATCTTTAATTTGAAAAGTAATTTCTCCTTTATCATTCTTCTTTACATTGTTAATACCCTTTGGAATAATATGACTAAAAACTTCTTGACCGGTATATTCTTTATCCATATCAAGTTCGTCTTTAGTAGTAGAAGAGGTATTACATAATATATTAGCAGCATCTGATCCTTTAATTCTAACATCTTTTTGTGTTAGTAAAAATGCGCCTGATAATGCATCTTGTTGACATCCGATAATTGGGTTCGAGTCTTTTACGCCTATAATTTGATATTTTACGTTGGCAATTCTTTTTAACTCGTTCCTTGCTTGGATGGATTGTGCAAGGTGAATATTCATTTCGTCTCCATCAAACCTATGTGAATCACATCAGAATTTCTAATATTGTGATAAAACAGATAAGTACCCTAACTTTCATTAGGGAGTAGACTGTATCTTAAGCAAGCTTTGAATTGGTTAAATTCATTCAGTTTCCGAAGAAACAGCGCTTACCAACATCCGTTCAGTCGTTGAGAGCCTACCATATCCTAACCAAAGCGGATTTAGGTAGTAACCCTGCGGATTTCCCAATCTCTAATTTTATTACTGTTGGAGCCGGCAATTAACCGGGTTCCTTTTAATGATTTCTCATTAAAAGTAGTAATTAGAGCTCTAAGGGGGTCCCCGCAACAAGATGTTTTGCAAATAGCTTCATATATTCTTTATCTAAATCTAAATTTTTACTTTTAAAGAATTTTTTCAAGTTGTTAGTGTGTTTTTTAATTTGTTCAGGAATTATTTTGTCGTGTTTGGATAAATTATCTTCTTTTTTATAAGGCATCAGATTTTTCCAGTTAAAAGCGATTAATTGATTTTCTTTAATTAACAAATCAAACGTATTTAACGGGATAACATGATCTATATGCCAGTGAATACCATAATTCCCCCAATTCATTTCATTAGTGAAACAAAATTCTAACCATTCTTTTACAAAACCAAAATCTATACCAATATATTTTTTTGTTGAATCATCCTTATCAATTAAAGCTAAAAGACGACGATGCGTATTTTTCTTTATCTTAAATTCAGGATCATTATTATATTTTTCAACAAACTTTTCATTAATTCTTGGTTTATTTTTTTGGTGCCAGTCCGATTGCAATTTTTGCATTTGTTCTTTATTATTTTCGGCCCAGATTTTTGCTTTATTGTTAGATTTTCTGTAAGCTCTTCCATAAGCTTTTTCACATTCACGACATTTACTTCTATTATCTCTAAAATCATTTCTGACTTTAGAAATTAAACATTGTACACAAACTCTTTCCATTTTTATTAAGCTATTTACTAGGAGTAAATTGTAATTTTATTACAATTTTTTTAACCTTTTAAGTTCTCCTTTTGCCGACCTTGATGGGATTGTTAATCGGCTCCGTATGGTTTACACGCTGATACATTTACTCTGAACGTGTTAACATTATCCATATCTAATACATGAATTTGGTGAGCCATCATAGAAGGCTTATGCAGTGTTGGTTGACGATTAAACAATACAAAATCACCATTCACTGAATGTCTCTCTACAATATCACCAATATTTAATCTAATAGATTTCTTTCTATATTTTAAATCTATCTTTTGAACTTCACTCCTTCCATCTCTATAATTAGTTCTCAATACAAAGTTAGCACCAGGATATTCATCTCTACCATTTTTAATTAATGCTGTTAACTTTTTAATATTATAAGGTGTTACTTCTTCAGGAATAGTTAATTCCATAGCAATCTTCTTTGGCACACCCAATTGGTCAATATTAATATAAGGGTCTGGGGTAATAACTGAACGACCACTAAAGTCAACACGTTTACCCATCAAGTTACTTCTCACACGTCCTCCTTTACCTTTAATTCTGTCAGAAATACTTTTAGTAGGAGTTCCTGTTTTAAATTCAGATCTAGGTAATGAGATTGATTCATTATCAAAAAATGTAGCAATATGATATTGTAATAGTGTATGATTAGTATTTGAAAAAATAGATAATTCATTGTCAACCGTTTCCTTATCCAATTGAGCTCTCAACCTAGAATTAGCATTAACAATATCTGAATACTTTAGTGTTGATGCATCTTCCATAGTAGAAGAAGAGAACATATCTATTTTAGAAGTAGGGCGATTATTCACTGGAGATACTGGTAGAATCTTAATAATTAAATCTTCAGGTCTGGCAGACTTTGGATTAAATCCAAGTAAAAAACAATCGTTATCTGATACATTTCTTAAAATATTATAACAGTTACGAGGTGTTAAAATTTCAATAACCTTTCTACTTTCTTCAGTAACTTCACCTGTCTTTTCATCAGTTTGTGAAGAACCTATTTCTCTTTCTAAAATTAAATTTATAGATACTTTATTTGCATTAATTTCTCTTTTAATTTTAGGCACTTGGGTTCCGCAATTCCAACAAAAGTTAACACTCTTGGTTATCATTTTAATTTCCTTATACCGAGTCTCTCCTCTTTTTAATAATGACTTTTTAAAATTAACGTCATTCTTTTCAATTAAAATATTAGAACATTTAGTACAGATACATTGTAATAAAGACTTTAAATGGTCCAAAAAACCATAATGCCAAACATGCTCTGCTAATTCTATATGACCAAAATGTCCTGGACAATCTAAAAAATTTAAACCACAAGTCGTACAATTTAAATAAGGGTCGCATGTACCTAATCTAAGGTCCACTAACCCTCCTTTCTTTGGTTCATAATTTTCATACGCGTCTGCTAAGTTCAGACCAAAAGGGTCGGAACTAACAGAGGAGTAACTTTTAATCTCCTTATTTGTAAAGATGCTAAAATCTACTGTATGAATTCTTTTAACATCCTCCCCGTAATATTTTGATTCGTATGACATTTCTTTAATTAATATAAATATCTTTATATAAAATTTTTAAATCAATTTTTTATATTAATTTAAAAAATTATCTAGTTTAAACTAATGGATAATACTTTTTACTATAAGGCCGTAGGTGAAGCAATTGTTTTTGCCTCTATTCAATTCTCAATTGGCTCTGTTGAAATGAGTTCTAAATTCTCTGTAATGAACTTTTCAAAAGACCAAGAAACTTTACAAAACGCAGCCTATGCTTTGACTGACTATTTAAAAATTGCTTTACTCTGGATTGTCGGAACATCTTTGATTATGTATTCTAATTTCGGATTATACGGTTTGATAGTCAATGTAATCATTAATGCAGTCATCGTAGGTTGGATTATGTACAGTTACCACATCTGCTTCCAACACGCTGCTAAGAAATATAACTTAAAATATCCTAATTGGTGGGTAAAACTAACAAAGTCTTGTTAGGTTAAAACTTAATATTAGTAATATAATTTTTTAATTTATTATTAATTTTAGTAATATCAAAATTTCCATAAATCAGATTATAATGATAATCATAATTATTTAATATTTCTGTTGCTTTATTTATTAAATTATCATACTCACATGATATAACAAATTCAATTAATGGATATTTTTCTTCTTCTAATGATTTTTCAGAAATAACAATAACTTTATTTAAAATGCATCTGGTTATTCTTATTTCTTCTAAAACTAAATAATCTTTTGCATTGTGTATATTAATTAAAACTTTAGACCTTAATAAAATATTATCTCTAGTATTTCCATATAGAGCAGGTCTCCCAATCCTATGGGAATTTGGAAACTTTTTAGATAAAGGTGCAAAAATATTTTCTATTTTTTCATTCCAACTACAACATATAACAAAATCATATATTTTTTTATAATTAAACACTTCTGCCAAATTAACTTGATAGGGTAAATATAAAGTTTGAATATTATGTTTTTTTAAAATATTACAATTTGTTTCACTATAATCAAGTAATTTACATTTTTTATCTTTAAAATTGAGTCCAAATTGTAATCTTTCTGGAATTGTCATTTGTTCTATATTA